GCCAAATTCTGGCCAGATGAATAATTCAAATAAGAGCTTAACGCATTTGTCAGCGCGTTGGTGCTACCAACTTGGCCAGCCGCAGTTGCCGCGCCTGCACCAGTGATGTTGCCGCCTGCTTGCGTACCGTAGTTACCCGCAGCCGCCGCTTGATTGCTTGCCGCTGCTTGACCGGTACTAAGCAAACTGCCCAAAGGAGCCAACTGATTAGAACGATTTGTTTGGTAGCGATTGAACGCGCTTTGGTATTCTTGCGAACCCATGTCTTGACCGTATCGTGTGGCGGCTTTTAATGCGCCACCTGAGATTAAGCCGCCGCGAGCCGCTGCATTGCGCTCCAAGGCTTTCTGGCCTTCGGACAAACGGAAAGCGTAGCCAGGATCGGCAGTGAAGTCAGACATGCTGAAGTCTCTACCGTACTTACCAAAACCTTCTGCGCCCTTGTTTTGGCTCAAGCCTAATAAGTCAAGCAACCTGTTTTGCGCGGTAATGCCTGCACCACGGAAAGGTTCTTGAAGACCTTTCTGCTCTTGGTACATCTTGTAGAGCAACGCATTGGCTTCTCTGGCCGAATCAGCTTGTGTTTCGGCAGCGGATTTTGCGGCATTTGCACCTACTAAGCCAGAAACAGCAAGTGCAGCAGGGGTTAGTAAAGAAGTTAAAGTTGAGCCTGCGCCTGCACCTGCCGCACCTGCGGCTCCCGCACCAGCACCAGCACCTGCACCCCCTGCGGCTCCTGCTGCCGCACCGCCTGCACCTGCCGCAAGAGCGTTAAGATTTCCACTTGCAGCTGCATCTGCCGCTAGTTTAGCGGCAACAGATTCTGCTGTTATGCCAGCCGCCGCGCCAGTTAAAACGCCGCTACCGCCTGTCAAATTAGTAAGTGTAGGAACAGTAGCGCCTGTGGCTAAAGCATTTGCTAAAGTCTCTGCGCCTGCTGTACCGCCTGCACCACCTAAAGCCAAATCAAGTTGTGCCAATTCGGCTGCGGTCATACCCGCTGTGCCTGCCGCACCTGCGGTGCCTGCTGCTGGGCCTAATAAACTTGAAGCCAAAGCAGTGCCGCCCGCTGCCAAAGCAATAGGGCCTAGATTTCTAACCAAATCTTGAGTGGTGGTTGTAATTCTTTCTTCACCACGAGATTCGCCATTCGGGCCATACAGTTGAATCATCCCTGGTCTTGCAGGATCAACTCTGCTAAACGAGCTTATTTGCCCGTTTTCGTCTAGGTATGCGTTAACGCCATTTCCAAGATCGCGCTTCTCAACATTTACGCCGCCTTGCTCAGTATTGGCAAGGGTAACAACGTCAGCCCCAGATTCAGCCGCTGTTTTCTTAGCTGTGCCAAGCATATCAGATGATAAATTGCTAAAAAATCCCATTTAGGTCACCTCACGACCGCTGACGCGGATATTGATTGCGCTGGCTGTTCCGGCAATTGTACTGATGAAATCACCAATGCCAAGCACTTGGCCAACAAGTTCTGGGAACGTATAGACCTCAGATGCCTGAAGCGTCTTGGTCTTGGTAATCAAATTGGTGTTACCCGCAGAACCTGCGGTTGTCACCAAGTTTACAGAAATTGTGGCCGCTGATGCGCTGATGTTGGTGGCAGTAAATTTGTCAATAATGGCAGTTACGCCAGTTGCGGTGTACTGCGTAACTTGGGTTGCTTCGGCAAATTTTGCGGGTACAAGTACCTTCACTGATACGGTCATGGTTTACTCCAATAATAGGCAATTGTTAGCGGCCTGTTGCATGATGATCCAATTTGTGCCGTCAGACACCATTGTCGCCCAATTTCCTACAACTGCCAAGAGGATTGCGGTGCCTGCGCTAGTGCTGTCAATTGGCACAACATTGCTTGATGCAGACACCAAGGTCTGCGCCTGCATGTTCTTAAAAGTCAAAGTGCGGCCAGTCCAAGATGAAGCCGTAGGCAACGTCACGGTGCAAGTCGAGCCTGACTTATTGTTGATATACCAAATCTCGCCATCGGCCACTGTAAAGTCAGCCGTCTTGGTGACTGGCGCACCAACGCCCATGTAATCTGTGTTGGCCACAGCGGCAGAAATTGCCGTGCCGTTGCCTTTTAGAATGCCAGTAATTGTGGTGGTCAAGGTCAAAGCAGGCGTTGCCCCACCACTTGATGTACCAGCAAAACCATTGGCCGACACAACAGAAACAGCCGTTACAGTTCCTGTTGTTGGCGTTGTCCAAGTGGGCGTTACACCTGTTCCAGCCGATGTAAGGACTTGACCTGCTGTTCCTTGTGCCGCATCAAAACTGAGTGTTCCTGTAACGCTTAAATCTACAACACTTGCGTTTTTAGGAGTTGTAGCCCCAATAGTCATGTTGTCAATTGTTCCTACATTAGTAGGAGCAATTTCAACCGAACCAGTACCATTAGGCTTTATATGCACATGGCCAGTGCCCGTAGGACTAATATCTATTTGTGCGTTTGTACCGTTTAAGTTGGTAGAAACATTGATGGACATATTATCGCCACCGCCAGCACCAACACTCATTTGGGTTGTGCCTGACGCATTTTTAAGCGATAAGCCAGCAGAGTTTGATGCTTGGACTATAGGTGTTGTAACACTGGTAGAAGCAGCTAAGGTTGTAATTCCTGTAGTCGCGCCTGTGTCGCTAATTGTGACTACAGAATTTTGAATCAACTTGCCGGTAGTGCTATCAAACCTAGCAACAGCGTTATCCGTAGCGCTGGCGGGGCCAAAGACATCACCATAAGGCAACACAGGAATATCTGCCGCTATTAAAGCTCTAAAAGTAGGCACCGCCGCCGCGCCAGCCGTAGGGCCAGCTAGCACATAGTTGGCGGTCTTAGCGGCGTAAGGGTTTTGCGTATCCCCATAGCTAGCCGCAAGACTAATGTCAGGCGCTATACCACCAGAAGACACCACGGGCGCTGTGGCCGTTACTGCAACAACAGTCCCCAATGAAGGAGGGGGCAAGACATAAAGCGTTTCAATTTGCTTTTGCATCTCGGCCACTTGGGACAACAAGCCAGAACAGCAATCCTCAAGACCCGCCGCTTGAATTTGCTTAATTAGCTCCGCGCTTAAATCAACTGGTAAAGGCTGGGTTTCAACTTCTTGCGCTAGCGCTTGCAAAGCCGCTTCATAAGACGCAATTATTGACTCAGCGCTAAACGTAAGGCCAGAATCGTCAATAACCGATGTAGCAACATTATTAAGCGACAAGAAAAACAAATACCAAGCACGGTCAATGTAGCCCGTGCGGGGATCTACCAACGGCACCCGTGGAGGTGTGATTGGCGTTGGCGTAGCGTTAGGGCTAGGCATTCGTTAGACTCAAAAGAAGTTCAGCGCCCATGATGTCAATCTTTACAGGATCAGTGCCCGATATTTCATAGACGCGATCACGCAGTTTTAACGTCATGCCCAAACGCCGCCAAAACACGCGCTTGTAATATTCGCCAATCTTGCCAATAGGTGCCCAATGCTCATTTGACCAAGTGTGGCCACCGTCATCTGACCAACGAAGCATGACCTGTGGATCACTGCCTTGGGTAACTGGCGTTGTGTCATCGCTAATTAAATAATCACCACTTTCAGTGATTAAGTATTCATCGTTTTCAGTTAACAAATATATGGTTTCGGCAATCATTGACCCATTTAAGCCCACACCAGATTCAATATCTAATTGCAGACTATGCTGGGCAGTTCGTTTGAGATTGTTTTGACCAGTTGGCAGCGCACGCCATGTGCGAAGCCATTTTTGAATGCCGCCGTTGTCACTGTAATCAGTTAAGTCAAATGCGTAAACATTGCCGTTTTCAAAGTCGCCAACAAGCACTTTGTTGTTGAACGCCATTTGGCAATTGCCACGATGACGAGTAAACGCGCCGTTGTTCCATCCTGCACGCTCATGCCAGGCTTGTGTTGCCACATCGTAAACCCAAGTGGTGTTGGCACTAGGAAAAACCAATACATAAAAACTGTGGCCGTCTTGCTGATACGTGTAACCGATAGCGTCCGACATACCAGAATATTGCTGAATTTGCCATTCAACCGCATGGGTTGAAATGCGTTGACCAGTGTAACCATTGGCGCGGTAAACAATGCCTTGACCACGGCGGTCACGGCCAAGCCAAAATATACCGTTGTCCATCTTGGCTATAGAGTAAGGCGCTGCGCAACCTAACTCATTAAACGCGCCTTGAATGCGTTGGAGAGGAAAATCGGTTGCGCCAGAGTCAAACCAAACTTCAATTGAGTTTGTGCCAAACGCCCATATTTCTCGAAAATTAGATACAACTGCAAGCAATCCATCAGGCGAACCTTCGGTGCTAGCGAAGTCAAGAGGATCAATTGATGTGCCATCTAGCAGCTGTGTTACCCACAGTTTTTGGCTATTTGGCTCATTGAACACAAAGTAGCCATCCAAATAGGCAACAGTCACAGCCCCAGGAAAATCAAGATCAGTAATCTGGCCAAATGCGCCTGTGGTGGCGTTATAGATGTAACTAGGGCCATTACAAGCAATAAACAATTGCGTGCCGTTGTCGGCCATGCTGACTGGGCCAGTACCGCTTACAGAACCAATTAACGTGGCTGTGTAGCTGTTGTTGATCTTGTAAAGCTCAGTACCAGAGACAACAAAGCCAGTGCCATCATCTGGAGAAAATGCCCACAATCCACGGATTGGGCCAATGCCAACAGTATTGAGTAACTTTAAGCCTGGTGCGCGGTTTAAAAATGCTGGCTCTTTACCAGCCTCTGGAATGATTTCGGGAAATAAATTCACCATGCGATTGTCTGCCGCATTGACAGATCGCACTACATAAGACGACCCAAGAATCGGCGTTTTCATTAGTAGTTACCGGCATAGATGTTGAAACGCTGGCGGTTGGCCACCAATGCGTAAGGCAGCGCCATCACATCATCAGGGTTGTTAATGCGCTTCAAATCACGCTTGGAAGTCATGGCAATGCGCTGCACTTGCTGGCTTGGCTCAACACCAAACTCAGGGGCAAACTCCATGGCCAAGTTATACGTGAACGCACGCAGATAGCCTGGTGGGTAATACATCACCGTGGACAAATCAGCAGGGCGCGTTAGTTCTTCAACCGACACAAAGTGAAACTCCAAGTTTTGTGTGGGCCTTGGATAGAGGTATATCTCAATATCAGGGAACGTCATGTTTACCCACATGACTTGTGGGTAAGTGGACGTTACGGTCTTAACAGCAATACCGTTGTACTGCTGTTGATTAATCATTTTGATGCCATACGACACGCCATTAGGCGCTTTAAAGTATGTAGCATCGTCCAGTAAAATCGGGCGCAGGCCAATAAAGTCACCAGTTGGGCCAAGCGTGCGGCTAATAAAACTTGCAGGCCATGTAAAGATTTGATCTTGCGTAGAAAACACAGCCAAACGCTCTGTGTTCCAGCTGTCAATCATTTGATTGAACGCCATTAAAGCGTCTTGGGAAACCGATGCAGAGGGCGTTTCACCTTCAGCAAGCACGCCAAGGAGCCTAAGCGCCCGATTGATTTGTTCGCCAGCGGTGTACGTTGTCATGCTTAAACCTCAGTTGTGGTTTTTCTACGGCGTTTAACTTCCAGCACGTTCACAGGAGCCGCTTCAAATTCAGAAGACGTGTCTGAATTATAACGAGTCCAGCCATTTTTTTCATCAGCTTCTGCTTCAATATCCATAGTCGCTACTTTAGCGCCATGAACAGGATGTGTGAGATAAATGACGGCCATTATTCCTCCAAGGGCGTGGGTTCGGGTGCTTCAATACGGGCAATCAACATCCGATATGCGGAGATCGTGGACTGAGCCTGAATTAGAAAAGTACGAGCCTTTTCTGCTTCACGCTCAAGTTCCTCGATCTCGCAAACCAAGAATTCCTTGGTGATCTGCATTATGCAAACGAAGCGTAAGCAGGAACGTAATACACAGTGCCACCAATCATCACTTTGATTGCTTTAGACACAGTAGTCACACTAGTTGCGGCTGGAGCGCAAGTAGCGGCGGGAGCAGTGTCAATGTTCATCAACAAAGGAATTTCACCAGTGTTTGAGCCGCTGTCAGTCACACGAATAAACGAGGCTGTAGCAGGCAACGAAGCATTGACTGTGTAATTAGTATCTAACTGAATAACAGCCAAAGTACCACCAGGGGTTGCATCAGTGCCTCCCAAAGTAGCACGAATAGCGTTAGCAGCACCAGAGATAGTAGCAGCAGAGCCGTCAACTTCCAAAGAAATGTGCGCGCCGTTAATAGTACCGGTAGCAGCTGCGCCAGTGCCAGTTACTACGGAGAACGCACGAAGCGTTTCACCAGAGCCTGTGCTTGTGAAAGTCAACTTGTTGTAAGACAAGCGAGTATCACCACTGGTTGCGCTAGTCGTAGCGTAAGAACCGTTCAACACACCAGAAGATGTGAGAGCGATAGGATCGCCAGACGAGCCAACTTGTACCGAATCAAATGCTGGGTCAGCGAATGCAACGCCAACAGCTTTAGTATTTGCCATGATTAAATTCCTTTATCAATTCCAAAAGGGAAGAAAAATGCCCCGCCGAAGCGGGGCTTGATGCTTAAGAAATGCGGTAGCAAGTCCAAGAGCCTTCGCCAGTCTTACGGGCACGGAAGTGACCAGAAGTAGCGTTGTCAACTTGCATAGTTCCAACAAGCGTCCAGCCAGTGCCAGCAGCCACTGTTACATCGTCAGATCCGCCGTCAATATTAACAACAAAAAAGTCGAATGCAGCGTTAACTTTGACAGCATTAGGAATGCCTGCTTCTACAAGTGCCACAGTGGGCAAAGTCATATTGCCAGCTGCGCCGTCAAAGGTAAACAAACCATTTGACAGTTGAGCAGCAGTAACGGTAGCCGCAGCTGTTAAAGCAGTTGGAGCCGCTTGAACAATCAGTTGAGCTTCAGAAGTGTTACCGGCACCAATTTGGTAACCACCAGCGCCATTAGGGAGAGCCATAATAATTTCCTTAAAAAGATGTTAAGAAGATAGGGGCCGAAGCCCCGATCAGATTAGCCCCAAATGCGGCAACCCATTTGTGGGCGGATTGTGCTGAAACCGTACAAAACGTCAATACGGCAAGGCATACGGTCATTGTTAATATCGTACTGGCGCACGATACGCAAAGAAATACCGTTGTGAACTGCGCGGGCAGCCATGTCAACACCTTGGGGCAACAACAAGTCAGCAGTTGCAAAAGTGATGGCATCCTTGTGGTAAACCAAGTTCTGAGCGTATTGAGTAGATGCAGCACCCACAAACACGACAGCCTTACCAGCGACAGGGAAGCTGTCAACAGTAGCCAAAGCATTGGCGGCGGTGTAAATAGGGGCAACAGTCACAACGATTGCAGTGCTAACAGCAGTTGCATCGGCCAAAGCTACGAACTGGAACAACGAACCAGTGGATTCACGGGTTTGTGGGTTCACAGCAAAGCAATCAGCAACAGTGAACACGTCGCCGGCCTTGACAGTTACGGCAGAGCCAACGGTCAAAGCAATGCTTGCAGCGCCTTCAGAAGACACAGTAGTGGTCACAGTGCCGCCAGTAGCAGCGCGAGTGCCAGTGGTGTGTTGCTTGATTGACTGAGACATGTTGATCTCGTCAAAGCCCAACACGCCAGTGCCCATCATGCCGTTCTTAAATTGCTTGCTGATAGTGTCTGTAGGATTGAACAGACCTTTCATGCCTTCAACCAAACCAGCGTTAGCAGCAGGGTTCACGGTAGCGTAACGGGGAGACATCACAGCTGCGTTCTCATTCAGCTTCTGTTGGGCTTGGAGCAAGACCAAAGAAGTAGAAGGAGTTGTGCCAGGTGTACCAACGGTGTTACCGATTGATTTGTACGCATTGGCCACGTCAGCATCAATAGAAGATGCCAACTGGCTGATACGAGGCTTCAACACACGCTCTGCAAAGTCATCCAATTGCATGGTCAATTCAGCAGATGTGAAGTTGACACCGATGTGCTTTTGGCTGGCAACGGTCAAAGTGGTGAACTGTTCGTTGTCGTCCTGAACTTGCAGGGCGGCGCCGTCAGTTACCAAAGCGCGGTCAGGTAAACGGATACGCAGTGTAGAGCCGATTTTTGCGCCTTCAACAGCGAAAGAATCGTCATACTGGCGGTTCACGTTGCGGGTGATCACAAGGTTGTTCTCAAGGATTTCGAGAGATTTTCTTGTGATCATGTCGATCGTCAGAATAGTATTAGACATTTCAGTCCTTTCAAAAAAAAGTCAAAGTTTTAGCGGTTCTGCGCTTCCCACTTTTTCACTTGTCGTTTGCGTTCGGCCTCAATCCACTCTGATGCGTTCATGGACTTGGTAGACCGTGGATCAGTAGTATCGTAAGCCGACACTCCATTGGAGCGTGCGGTGACAAGAGAAATCGGCGGTGGCGCAGATGTTGTTCTCTTAACTGGGGGCGAAGAAACCAATTTGGCCTCAATTTTCCCAATCTCTTTCGCCTGGCTCAAGGGCGACATGCGTGAGATGCGATCTGCTTCTTTTGGGTTAGAGCCGAGATAGTACGCTAACTCTGGCCCCACGTCCGAAGACTGAATCGTTTCTGCCATCACGTTTGTGATCGGTAGCTTGGGGTTGTAAGCGACTTGTTCAAAGTCGTCATACTTAGTCCGAGCTTCTTCTTCACGATCGTGATAACTCTCAAGAACAGCCGATTGCTGCTTGGCTGCTTCACGTTTGGCGATCAGTTCTTCTGCCTTTTGGTAAGCCAATGCTTCCGCATAATGCTCAGGGCTTTCAAACTGATCAACGGATGCAGTTGGAGCAGCTCTCACGATTTGCGTTTCCGCAGACCGATTTGCTTGTTCTCTTTCCCACTTACGTTGCTCTCTTGCGAGGCGTTTGCCAATAGCAGCGTCAAGTTCCTCTTGCGAGAATGTCTTGCTTGGCTGTGTTTCAGCTACTTCCGGCGTACTTTCAGCAACTTCAGGTGTGGCCGTCACATCCGTGGTTGGCGCGGAGTCTACTTCCGCTAGGGCTTGGACTTCTTGAGTCATTTTTTCTGAATCCTAAGATTCCTCGGTCTACTGGGCCGATACAGTTGTTTTAATCTTACACCAGATTACTCTGGCTGTGCAATAGATTCTTGATATGCAGCAATAACGCTAGCAGTGTGAATAGATGCGGCAATAGCTTGCACTTTAGCGTCTTCACTACTTGTGTCAGCGCCAGGCACAACAACGTGGCGGTGGAACTTGCTACTAATTTCAACGCCATCTTCTTTAATAGCGGTTTTGGTACGAACTTGAAGTGAGCCATTTTCAATAACTTCAATCAAGTCAACAGAGGTAATTTTTTCTAACATAATATTTCCTTGTTTCCAGCCTGACCATCCAGTCAGACATTAAGTCTGGTGGGCCGCACCAGTACGGTTAACAGTCAACAGCGCCAGCAAATTCTGGCAATGTTTTTAGGTGTTCATAGCCTTGTCTAATAAAATTAGCCCCGTTTATGTTTGGTTCAAAAGAAAAAGATTGAGATTCAATAAAACCATTGTTTTGTTCTTTGTAAACATCAACGGTTAAATCACATCTTGTCTTATTCCCAGAAACTTTTACAATTTTCCAATACGCATCTTTTGCTGAGAGTGACCCACTCAAGTTTTGATCAGTTTTAACAAAATCTTTTTTTATAGCCATGTCAATTCTCCAATAAAAATTTATTTCAAAGTCCAGTACATAAACACAGTGGCTGATGGAGTTAATACAATACTATTTCCAGATATGGATATTGGCATTGCTGCATTACCAAAATTGTAAGTTATGTCAGTTCTTGTGCCGTTGTATGTGACAATCGCAGTATTGGTATACGCTGCGGTTGCTCCATTAAAATCATAGCATCCAAACGTGTATGTGCCAGCTTGAAAATTGTTGGTAAACGTAAACATGGTAGTAGCTGTACCAGGGACATTTTTCCCGCCTCGGTACTGTCTTAATTGATACGCATCAGCAACTGCTATAAAATTATTCTGCGTTCCCAAATCAGAAATAGGCTGATCAGAAGTAATTGCTTCAACATAGTTTCCAAGGGAATTTGCACCAAATCTAAACGGTATTGTTGGCACTTGAACATCAAACAAAGATATTCCGTTAAATATATTTTGCGCTCCGTTGCAATAAACGCCATAAATTTGATCAAGAACACATTGAATAGTTATGTTACTAAAAAAGTTTCCGACCACTTGGCCAGAACCTGTTTGTTCCATAAAAATTCCATTAAGACAATCTTTTATTGTTAAATTGTTAAATGTGTTTGCATTAATAGCCGTTTGATTTGCGTCAGCATTTAAGTAAAGTCCAACACCAAACCCGTCAATAACTACGGTGTCAACTGTAACTGTTACTTGGTTATAGTTAACTGTTGTGGGGTGAAAATATATTCCTGTTGACAACATGCCTGGGCCAGTAAATGTCCCTTTCATGCTTAAATTTCTAATTGAAGTCTTTGTAAACGCAATTGCGTCATCAATAAAAAACACCGCAGCTGTGTACGTAAAATCAGTTACATCCCATCGTCCACCTTCAACATTACCAGCGGGGCGCAACTTAACCATGTTCATGGAAGCGGTGCTTGGTTTTAACGTAATCCAATCATTAAATATCAACGTACACCAAGACTGAGCAATGATGGTTGTTGATAAGCTATGTTCACCTTTAAAATTCGTTGCATCTACAATGCCGCCAGAATTACCCGTATTACCAACAGCAACTAAAGCCTTGTTAATTGCAACTGCCAAATCAGTGTCATACCACCATTCTGGGTTAACAACACCAATAGAATTTTCACTAAATAAGACATTGCCAGACCCGCTAAAAACTTTATAAAGTCCTGCTTGGAATTGGCAATCAATTGTTATGTTTGTATTTAATTTATATGATACATCTGGTTTTGGTGCGTATAGTGTTTCGCCAGTCGCAACGCAACGTGCAATTGCAAGATTAAATGCGGGCGCATCATTTACCACGCCGTCACCAACTGCTCCATAGTCAAGAACGCTTACAGGCGTTCCGCTAATCATCGAATAGGAAACTTTTGTTAATGACATTTTATTTTTCCCGCATTAAACTGGATAAGTCATAGTAAACCGAATTTCTGCGTTTGCTGCTGCGTCCATGTAAGTCACACTCCAGTTTCCTGAATTGCCCACTGTGTCGTAAGCGCCAAAAAAACCTTCAGTTCCCGCTGTATATATTGGGCCACCAGCAGTTGCCGTTCCATGTGCTGTATTTACCCCTGCGGTTGCCACCCAAGTGCCGTAAACTGATGAAAATGGATTTGATCCTGTAAATGGCAACCCACCTACTTGAACAAAACCTGACCATGTTCCAGTACCGCCAACCACAACAATTCGACCGCTGACAGTTACCAATCGGCCAACTTTTGTATAAGTTCCTGATTGTGTTGTGTAAGTACCAGACCACCCTGACGCTGTTGGTGTCCAAGTACCTTCTTCGTAGTCAGCCAGCAACTCGCTGGTCATGCCAGCAGGGTGTGATGTGGCAGAAAAGTCAATGCCTTGACCATTAGCAACAATTAAATTACCTGTTGTTAAGGTAAGTTGAGTTGCGCTAATTGCGCGGCCAGCCGTCAAATCAGAAACAGCAACCTTAACCGTATTGCTACTTTGAACAATTGGCAATACTTCTGTTCCTGCTAATGGAGTAGTTGCTGCGGTCAGCGCGGAAATCTTTTTATCTGCCATGATGATTCCTTATCAGTTGTAGAGAATTTCAATTAAAGAATTAAGAGGTGGTGCTTGAGTGAATGTCAATGTGCCACTTGCGAAAGAATATGTGTTTCTGTTTTGATATACGCCGTTGATGTAAACATTAACCACATTTCCTGAAACTGCAAACCCGACAGTTGTTCCATCACCTGTGTAATTTTGAACTGTTAAAGCGCCTATGCCAGAAATATTGTCATACGTTGCAATCAATACATCATTTGAATCTCTTAAGATAAATTTGTATGAAACAGTTGTAAGCCAAATTTCACCGCTACCAGGCACTCGGCCTGCTGAGTCCAACACAACTGGATTGGTACGGGCAACGGTTCCCGCATTAGTGGTGTATGTAACTACAGGTGTAGTTGTGCCAGCAAGATAAGTGTACAGTTTGCCACCAGTCAGAACAGCGCCGGTGTTGGTAAAAAACTGGGCCGCAACGCCGCCCACGGGGGAGAGAAATACGGCCATTTAGGTCACTCCAAAAGAATTAAACCATTGTCCTCTTGGACAAGGTTGTCACTATTTTCGCACAGCAAATTGCCAATAATGACATCATCATGGTCACCAGAAAACAACGCAACAATGCCGCCAAGCCCAAGACCTAGCGCATTGCGAAGGGCGACGCCAAAGCTCATTGCTTGTTAATCGGTTTGCAGTAGATCGCGCCGTCATCCGCAATGCGAATGGCGCTTACGCGAAAAGGAGCGCCAGTGCCCATAATCACGTAGAACGGGATTGGAGTGTACGCAGGAATTGGAGTGCTAGCTGTGGTGGCCACAGCACCTGGGCCAACTTCCACGTAGCAAGGTGTTGTAGACCAGATTACCACGCCCTCGGGGCCAGGGTTCCAGTCAGCAGTATTGCCAGCGGAGCCAGTGTAAGACGCAGTGCGGCCAGGGAAGTTGACTTGTGATAGAGGGTTCAGAAGTTCCATGATGATCCTTATGCCAAAAAGCGAAGTTTGTACAAAGTACGAAGATATATCTCAACGATATTATCTATCAATTGTTGCAATGATGAATCAGTTTTATCGACCACATCGTAGCGTGCAGCCTCAATTTCAGCAAGGGAATCTTGCAAAAACTCAATAATGTTGGCTGTTTTTTTAGCCGAATGCAAGGCAATAGGGCCAATCAGACCATGCCTGCCTTGGTAGGCTTCAGCAAAGTCATCAGCGGCGCCGATGATGCGGTTGTAAAAGATATTAAGCGCTTCGTGCTTGCTGAAGCTGCGGGTGTTCAAATGCACGGAATGGGCTACATCCCGAGCCAAAAACAGCAAACCTAAAAATTCATTCGCTTTCATTGTGGCATTCCTTGTGGTGGTATTCCTTGCGCATATTCAGCACTCTCAGGCATCATCTCCATTGGCTCACGACCTGGCATCTCGGCAATTAAATCACCAGAAGTAATCATGCCATGAACTGTGCCCAAAACAATGTCTTGAATTTGTTCTGGCGACATTGAGGCTTGCACTTGGGCCAAACGCTTGGTTTCAGCCTCGTATGCTTTGACCTGTGCTTCAAAGTCTTTGCGTTCCATGTCCTGCGCTTCAATAGATTTGCCAACATTTTGGATCATCTGGTGCATTTGTTCCATTTCTTGGCCCATGGCTTGAATCTGTTGCTGCGCTGCCTGCAATGCTGGATCGTCCTCGGCATCAGACAAGAACTTGGGATCAATGGTCTTGGCAAAGCGCTTGGACATCTCCTGCGCACCAGGCCAATCCATGTTTTTGACAAACAAGTCGCCAGCAACAGCCCACAGTTGGGGATTACCCTGTAAGAGTTGAGCCATGGCTTCAAGAGCCTCTTGGCGTTTGGTTGCATAGCCTGGGCCGGTGGTGGCCACCACATCGTACTTGCCAACGCCGGGGTTATAAATCTTCTCAATCACAATGCCATTTTGGTCAACAATCTTGTTAACAGGTTGTGGCTGCTCTGGGTTAATCTTGACCATCTTTGTCTCACCATCTTCACCGATAATGCGGGCGATACGCTGGGTGTCGTAAATCTTGGGGATCAAGTCCACCAACTGACGGGCAACGTGCCTCACAGCACGGGTTAAGTTGTCGCCATAGTGGTAAGTCCCAACATCACCCTCACGCTGGCGAGCTAAAATAGCTTTACCGCTTCTTTCATTGGATCCCATGCCAAGTGAAGCATTGTACTGGCCAGTTGTGGACTTGATGTCCTCAGATGCGCCAGCCTTGGCTTGAAGCAATCCACTAGAAGCCATTGGCGGCTGGGCACGCTGAGGTATCGGTAAGACCGCACCTTGGCCATCAGTCACATCAGGGTTGACTTCCAAATAAGGCCAGTTGTTTGTGTTAGCCGTCTTCCACTTGTCCTCATAGCCCTCAAACTGGCCACCATAGCCAATGAAAGGTGCCTTGGGTGCCAAAGCCAGCATCTCAGCTTCTTGGCTCACCCAATAGTTGTACATGCGCTGGGCATCTTTTGCGTTACGCACAAGGCCAGACACGTACAGGCGGCCATCAACCTCAAATTCATTGCCAACAACACGGATTACAGGAATCCATTTGCCAGCCCATTCTTTTTCTTCAAGGATCTCATATCCATTGATTTTGCAATACTTAACCCTTGGGCGATCAGACTCACGGCTGCGCTTGGGCTTGCCAAACTGCAACCTTAAAACCTTGTCTTCGGGCGTGCCTTCAAAAGCAGTCTGATTGCCTGGGTACAGGTTCAGCGTTGTTTGGTCATAGTCAATGTAGTAATAACCGGCAATGCGCACGGTGTCTTCATTGAGCCAATTGCTAATCGACTGATCGCCTACACCAAGCGATTGGAGCGTTGAGATAGGCGCGGCATCAGGGTACTGGCGCTCATACTCTGCTTTGGTCAGGTCTTCGGTAATAAAGCAATACGTGGCATCTGCACCCGTTGGGTCTTGGATCAAAGGATCCATGTAGACCGAGAATGAATTGCGAACACGGCCAATCTTAATGTCCTGATCAAATGTGTTTTCATCACAATACTCGGTCATCAGAGTAATGTAGCCCTCGCCATAGGACACTTGGTTCTCGCAGGCAGTGTCGTATGCCACGTCAGCGTCAGAGATGTACTCAATGTGGCGAATCATGCCGTTGAAAATGTCAGCCACTTCCACGTCAGCGTTGTCATCCACAGGAATGACCTTCGCGCCTGGGCGGTTCTGACGCATGTCATTTGTCACTTGACGAACGTGTTGCGGCAGCTTGTTAATTGTAAGTGTCGGGCGTGCATTGATCGTTTGACCTTGCACCGCGCCACGGGTGGCCAGTACGTCAGCAGGCCACTGCCAGTGATTGTCGGGTGAGCCAGCATAAAAGCGCAGGTCGTCAATTTCGTCTTCGCGGCTTTCGGCCAGCGCGGAGACAGCCATATCCAGCCGCGCACGGGCGGTTGTCAATATATCTGCAGCACTCTTTTTAGGCTTACCGCCAGCAGCTACGTTAGCCGCCGCAACAATACCAGTAGGATCATTCATTCCAAAACCCCTAAAATGTGAGGCTCACGCATGATGACATAGTCTTTGCCATCCTGCTTAAATTCTTGCCCTACATCGAAGTATACATGGTCACCAACTTTGATGTCTAGGCATTTTGGGCCAATCGAAATTGCAATCCCAGTCCCTAACTTCTCAGTCTGAGGCAATACAAACAATGGGTGCTTCTCAACATCGCGCTCAATGATGATGCAGTCTTGCAATGCTTTCATTTCTTTTTCTTTTCGGCTTCGCGCTTGACAGAATAAGCAATTGCAACTGCCTGCTTGACTGGTTTGCCTGCGGCCACTTCAGCCTTGACGTTCTTGCGGAAGGCTTCGGGTGTTTTAGATTTAACCAGTGGCATGTTATTTCTTCTTTGCAGTCTTGGCCGAGTCTTTAAAGTCTTTGGCCGAAGGCGCTGCCTTGCTGCCAGGCTTGTTCATCTTCTCGCCAGAGCCAGCTTTGATGCGAGCCTGTTTTGCGTGAATATTTGCATAGAGTCCAGGTTTAG